GAATTAGACCGTATTGGTGTAAAGTGGTTTAAGCTCAAACCCGTACATCGAGAAAACGCAGGTTTGTGGAATCGGCTATATGGAAGAACAAGTCAATAGGAGGAAGGTATGGTAAACGAAAATAGGGAACCAGCACAGGCAACATTGCCCGAGACGGAGAGTCCGGCACAGGACTGGAGTGTAGGTGAGGAGAGTACTCCTGCGCCTACAGATGAGCAAGCTCCGGTTGATTCTACTGTCGAGACTAGTGAGACTACTGAGGTTAGTGAGACTACAGGGACTACTGAAGCTGCACCTCCGGCTGCGCCTTCTGCTGAAACTGTTCCTACGGCTACACCTCCGTCTGCACCTGAACCTACACCCCAAAGCGGTCCGTCTCCTGCGGAGCTACAACAATTGCAGCGTCAGGCAGCAGAATATGAGCAGCTTCGTGTGAGAGCGGAACTACAGCAGGAAAGTGACAGGTATCAAAAGGGTCTGGAGGATCAGGGATATTTGCCTGAGCAGGCCCAACAGGCTGCCCAACAGTACGCACAAAGCCGTCAGGCCCAGGCAGACTTAATGAAAAAGGCCGACGAGTACGGAAAACACCTAGCGGGTAAAACTGCCGCTGCGGAGCATTTCGCCCAGAAATACAAATTAAACATGGTAGATTTGCCTACGCTTAGGCAGGCAGAAAGCCCGGAGATTATGGAAGCACTGGCTAAGAACATATCTGAACGCCGTAGCGTAGATGCTGAACTTGCCAAGCTACGTCAGGCTCAGGCTCCACCACAATCGTTTGACAATTCTCAAGGGTCGCCGGACGTTGCTCCAAATGACAATGGTTGGCTTGATAGGTATAATGGCGGAGATAGATCCACACAGGCTATTGCAGCGGCCAGGAAGGCGGCTGGACTAAGCTAAAGCAGAGGAGACAGCGATGGCTCAAACAGCAACGACTGGGAATCTTGAAAACGCGCAGCGTATTATTATTGCTGCTAGTCGCTATACGGAGGAACATAATGCTCCTGCTATGGCGTTGATTGAAGCCTTTAATTTGGAAAAGGGCGCAAAGCAGGTTACCGTTCCAAAGGTAGGCCAGATGACGATATCCGACCTCACGGATGGACAGGATATAGTGGATGAAGAAGATATCGGAATGTCTACGGTTGACCTTACGGCTTCTGAAGTTGGAGCCAAGGTAATCCTGACTGACAAACTTGTCAGACAGTCTTCCGAGAATGTCTTCTCTATTATAGGGCGACAGCTTGGAGACGGGATGGCTCGAAAGAAAGACACTGACGTACATGCGCTGTACTCTGGTCTTAACGGTGGCACGACTCTTGGTGCTGCTGGTGCTACGATGAGCCTTGCTAACGTAGCTGGGTCCATTGCGTATTCCAAGGCTAATAAATTTGGAACACAGACCTATATACTTCAGCATCCTAATGCGGTATTCGATATTGCTAATACTGCGGTCACAGCTTCTTCCACCTATCCAGTACCAAAGGGATGGTCTGAGGACTTGCTTGGCGATTTCTTTAGTGGACTTAGGCCTCTTAACGGAGTAGCGATATTTGAGGACGGCAATCTGTCTGTAGACAGTAGTGATGATGCTGTTGGTGTGATTGCTGACAAGTCAGCCCTCGCGGTTCTAAAGTCAGTTGATACTAATACTGAGCGTCAGCGTGATGCGTCTCTTAGAGCTACGGAAGTAGTTATGACTGCCGATTACGGAGTCTTTGAGCTTGACGATTCTCGCGGCGCACCTCTTACATTCGATGCTGCTGCACCTTCAACGTCTGCGTAGTGAGGTAATTAATGGTAACCACTACTGAACGAAAGCAACTTAGAGAAGAACTGGTATCGAATGGTTATTCATGGGACTATATAGACTCATGGCAGCCAAAGACTGTTCTGTATCGTCATGCCCCTGGGTTAGACGTTAACGGAAAAGTGTCGAGTCCAGTGGGAACTCCGATAAAAGGTATTCCGGGTAATCCCGACTATGTTGCCAGAAAATCCCGGTTGGGGATGCTACCCTACCCGCCTACCGACAGTTGCGAATGCAAGTGGTGTGTAGAGAGGGCTGGGGGAGCAGAGGTTATCAAGGCGGTTAAAGATATTGCAGACGGTTGGAAGGAAAAACAGGAAGACGGCGCAAGTGTTGTGGCTATAGATTGCCAGGAATGTGAGTACAAGGCCGAAGCACTTACGCAGCCCGGAGCCCTCTCGAAGCTTCGTATTCATGCAAAGATTCATGAGGGCACTGGTACCGTATAGCTGTAAAGATTGACCGTGGCTATTCGGTAAATATAAATAACGGTTGGTCGCAGGGTGTATAAGAAACCTGTAAATGACCTTTAAAGGAGGTTTAAAATGTCGTTTCCAACAACGATAAGCGGAAGTTACGGATGGGAAAAACAGCAAACATCTGACCAGCGACACAAGCTGGGAACAGAGATGCAGTTCGTGGATGGCAGGAAGTTTAGATATATCGAGAATGGTGGTAGTGCGATAACTGAGGGTTTGCTCGTAGCGAGTGAGGCTCCGGCAGGTAATCATGATGAGGATCTTGCTGTTGCAACTACTGCTGCTGGTTCGACTACCGTTGCGGTAACGCTTGGTGCCACTGCGGCAGCAAAGAATCTATATGCAGAGGGGTACTTGTTTATCAATGTTCCCATTCTTGGAACGTCTGCTAATCCACACGAGATGTACAAGATAAAGTCACACGCTGCTGTTTCTTCTAACGGTGCTTTAACTGCTACACTCGACGAGCCAGACGGCTTGGTCACAGCAGTTACTAACGGCACAGAGACTGTGGGGCTAATAAAGAGTCCTTACAAGGACGTAGTTGTAGCCCCTGCTGCTGTTGCTGGTAGGTTTGTAGGAGTTACATGCAGAAGTATGACAGCAGATTACTTTGGTTGGGTTCAGGTAGCTGGCATAGCTACGGTAGCTATGGACGGCACCCCGGCATTTGGCACGTTAGTAGGTGCGAGTTCTAACCACGCAGGTCAGTTTTTGGCGGTTGGAGCAGATACGACTCCTGCTGTTGCAAGGGTTCACGGCAAAGCTGGTGTGGACAATGAGTACCATACCGTTATGTTAATGAATCTGTACTAAATGGTAACTGAACTCTGGGTGCCTCGGGGCTCCACGTTGGTGGGGACTGACAGCATTGGTTATAATGCTGAGACTGGGGCATCCATTGTTGTTCATACGTTCAAGTTTCACGATAAGGAAACTGGTCGGTCTACGATAGTTAAGATCCCTGCGGATCGTTCTATATCTCAGGCGCATATCGAGGATATGGCGGCGCAGGCTCTTGAAAGGTGGTTGATAGAAGTCAGGGCTCAGGGGCGGATACGCAAGCCCACACCAGAGCAGAGGAAGGAAATAGGACGGGTTCTGGAAGACTTCCGGCAACACTCCAAACGTCGTAGGCAGAGTTCTACAGGAGTCTTATACTATAGGGGGGTGAACTAGAATGTCAGAGGATATACAGACCAACGGCAACAGGCGAACAGTCGAGTTGGAAGTTACTGGTGAAGACTTAAGCGCAGTCCTTCGGATTAAAGCGAACCAGGTATCTCAACTGGAACTACAGATAATGGCTTTGACCAGAATGCTGGCTGATAGGGACCAGAAGATATCGCTGCTTGAGGCTGATAAAAAGTCTGTTAGTATGGAAGAAGTAGTAACTGAGGTGTAATTATGCCTAAAGTTGGTAAGAAGAAATTTGCATACACTTCTAAGGGGAAGAAGGCTGCTCGTGCCTATGCCAAAAAGACTGGCAAAACAATGCGTAAGGCGAAAAAATATTAGGATGGGCACATGGCTGTACTTCACGGACGCACGAGGGCTGAACTTAGACAGTCCATAGGCTATAACCTGGGGGCTGTTTATGTTTCACAGGCTTCTGGGAACGGCTCGACCACTACCATAGTAGACAACACGCTTGTCGGAGCTGACGATAACCACAACGGTAAGTGGGTTATCTTCAACGACGCTAACGGTACTTCCGGGCAAACAACTCGTGTATCGGATTATACTTCCAGTACTAATACGCTCACGCTATCCCCTGCTATAAGTGCTAGTTCTGCTACAAGTGACACTTATGAATTGTGGGAAGATATTTATAATCCTGCGGCTATTAACGAGTTCATAAACCAGGCGATCTTAGACGCTACTGGTCTTACCTGGGACCCTGTAGAAAGCTTGGCCCTACACACAGACGGAAGCACCCTGCGTTACGATGTGCCTAGTGGCATGTCCATGATCAAGGATGTCTTATACCGAAACAGCGTAGACTTTACTCGTATTCATCCGTGTGCTGTAGCCTTCGACGAGAGTATAGACTCAGACATTACGGTATCTCTGGATACGAAAGACAGGAAGCAGGGAACGCAAAGTTGTAAATTTGTGATAGCAGCAGGTGCTTCTGCTGGAGATATTGCTACTGACTCCATAACCAGTAAGAATATTTCGGGATATGACTATATAGAGTTTTGGGTCAAAAGCACGGTAGCTACATCGGCTGGCAACCTAAAGATATTACTGGATGACACTGCCAACTGTGCATCTCCGATTGAGACTCTTAATGTCCCGGCACTTAGTGCTGATACATGGACATTTTGTAGGGTGTCATTAAGTAATCCCGAAACTGATACAGCTATTATTTCCGTAGGTCTTGAATATGACGCAGACCTTGGTGCGTGTACTGTCTGGTTGGACGATATAAGCGCGGTTAATAACGATTCTGCTGAGTGGATCAAGGTACCTAGAAACCTCTGGCGTATAGATAAAGAGGCAAAGGATATCATCCTTGATAACTACGCTCACGGGGTTGCCAGATATAATCTTCTAAAGATAGTAGGTGGTGACAAGCCAGTCCTGCTCACATCGGACTCTGCTACTCCTGAGATAGACGAGCAGTACATAATTGCTATGGCTACAGGTTTAACCCTTGCTTCGGTGGCAGGTGGCCCTGGCACAGATCCTGATGCCAAGAACAACAAAGCTGGCTTTTGGATGAGGATGGCTGCTACCGCAAGGCGATCCTTCCCATTACAGACTAATGTTAGATTGGTGGAATAGTGGCTGCAAAGGTCGAGACTGCCAACGAGGTTAGCCTTAACGGGGTTTATTACCCCATAGCTCGGCCTGTACAAAGCGTTCTTGCCTCAATTTATCCGTCTAAGGTAGTTATCGGGGATACCACCAGAGACTCTCAGACCCGAACTTCTGTTATTGCGTGGTCTGACTGGCGTGGCGGTATAGGTGTCAACCGAATGGAGTCCGGCGGGGATGTTAACCGGGCGTGGTGGAGTACCTGCCAGCTAAGATATAAAAATCATCTGATACTCCCCGGGCTAGATAACGATGCGGCAGCTAATGCTTCTTCGACTAGCCTGACTGGTCCCTCAATAGGGGCTATTGGAGAGTTAAGCGGAGAGATTTATGTTGCGTGGAACGGAAGCACTTCAGAGGCTGCCAAGATATATAAGTATAACAACACCTCAGACGCATGGGGCTCGGTCCTAAATTCTCCTCCAGACCGTGTAACGGATACCGTAACATGGCGTACACTTGCAGCCGAGACGTTCCTTGTATTTGCCCACTACGACAGTAACGGATCGGGGTATACCCGCTTTGACGGAACTGATTGGAATGGCGGGGGTTCCGCAGATACCACCGATACCCAGTACGTTGCCGTGTGGGATGACCGTCTTTGGGGAATAAGTTATGCGGGTCAGTTATGGTACTCAATAGTAGCTGGCACTGAGGTAAATGACGCTAAGTTACCCTTGCCTCCCGGTTCCATAACTGCACTATTTGTGGCTCGTGACGCAGGCGGAGAGCCAATTCTTTATGCGGCTACGAAAAAGGGGTTATTTGCCCATGACGCAGCCAATGCGAGGTTTGTCCAGACTGAACTAACCCTCCCTAATCACCCGTTTGCTGGCAGGGGAACGATTAGGTGGAGGGACAGTATATATATGCCTGCTGGCCTTGGTGTGTATAGGTACATAAACCAGGCTGGAGGGGCAGTGTTAACCATTACAGGTCCTGACAGGGATGACGGCCTACCTACCGATAATAGGGGAACCATTAAGCACATGAGTGGCTCTCATAACGAGTTGTTTGTAGGCGTGGATGCAGCGACTGTTACGCCGCTTGAGTCTCAAAATGCAGTACCGTATCAATGGCAAAGTCATCACGGTTCTACGGTCATAGACACATCAGGATTCTCGTCTATTCTAGGCTATAACGATATGGGCTGGGAAGCCAAATGGGTTGCGGGAGAAAATAATCCAGGGGCAGGTATACAGCACATACTCGTGAGTGATGCATATGACGAGTATCGTTTATGGTGGGGATTTAACGGAGAGATTAAATTCATGAAGATCCCCTCAAATATCATAAATCCCAGCTTCGTATCAGACTTTGAGTACAAGGCTAGCGGCGTACACGAGACCCCCTGGTTCAATGCAGGGCAGTCAGAGGTCGACAAGCTAGCACTCAAACTAAAGACCGAGGTACAAGACGCATCATCTACCGAGACGGTCACGGTATCATATGCTACTGACTACAGCGATTCCTATACTTCGGCGGGATCAGCAATCACATCGGACGGCATAACAACCTACACATTCGGTTCATCTGCGGGTGTGACGTTTAGGGCGATTAAGTTTAAGATAACCCTTGCCCGTACTACTGACACCAATACAGATAATTACAAGAAGAAGACTCCTGATGTGGTAAGCCTAACCCTTGAGTGGAGAAAGAAACTCCCCAGTAAGTGGGGGCACCAGGTGCAGGTAGACTTGAATAATGAATACAAGGGCAAAAGTCCCAAAGACCTACGGGCTGCCTTACTGGCAGCAGTAGAGAGTACGACCTTAGTAGAGTTCACCTTCCGTGACGATACCGGGGGAACACGAAACTTCTATGTGGATGTGGGTTCTGCTACGGGTCTTGAATATACCGGGTATGACGAGAGAGGCGTAAGCACACTTAATTTGGTGGAGCCATGATACTTGATGCAGGTACGACTACAGTTAGTTCTGCTGGCACTGCTGTGCAACTGGCAAATGTTGCCAACAGGGTGCTTTGGATCAAGGCCAAGGCACTGGCTGCCAACTCAGGCATTGCTTACCTGGGCGTGAGTGATGTGTCTGCTACTAACGGCTATGAATTATCAGCAGGTAACGAGATAGAAATCAGCTTTAGAGAACTTGGTGGATCTATAGCATTCAGCAGTGTCTATATTGATGCTGCTTCAAGCGGGGATAAGGTGGCGTGGGCCGTGGTGCTGGAGGGCTAGATGGCAGAACAGTCTAAGGTTCCAAGCGGTTGGCCCGGAAGTACTGCTTCTTACGCAGCGTATGAGGCACTCGTAAGACAGGGCAAGCAGCCTGGTGCAGATTTTAGCTACAACCCGCCCACTCAGGGCAGGAGAATTGACTCAGACATAGAGGTAGATTTCTTATTCTCAAACCCGTCGGATCTTGCTATGCAGGTACAAGAAGGCTTCTATACTCACCATAGCGGCATATCTACACATGGTCGTGATATCCTAAATAAAGCACAGTTAGCAGGTTTTGGTAAAACGCTGATAATGCTTGAGCATGACCAACTGATGCAAGATCCTGACTGGTTAATATCAGAGGCATTACAGTATCGAGATCATTCTCGGGGGTAGATTATGGCAATAACAGATATCGTAGTTAGTGGAAAGTTATTTCAGGACGATGGAGATCCAGTCCAGGGTGCCACGGTAGAACTATTCCATACAGGTACTACCACTAACCCAGAAGCAACATATTCAGGTGGTACGACTGCGGCAGGGCTGTGGTCATTTACCGAGACTGATCTCGATGTCACCTATGATGTGAGGATTACCAGCGGCGGAAGTACACGGTTCATACTCTGGTCCGATGAGATAGCCCTGAAGGGCGTAGACACCGCATCACTCAAGGTACGTGGTGTAGACGGCGCAGCAGCTCCGATATATCTTATTGCAGACCAAGCAGATCAAGATATAGACGTATGGAGAATAAACGCAGCCGATGGGGGCGTACTCACTTTCGACAGTCGGGCGAGTGGCAGCAGTGACAGTGACCTAGTTGCCCAGATGACGATCACTCCTCATGCAACCGTAGCTTCGTCATCAGTGACATTCCCCGGTATTCTTGACGTAAACGGTACTGCTGACTTTGATGTTACCGATTTTGATATAGCATCATCCGGGGATATAGACCTTGTGTCTACCAGTAATGCTGCATCTGCTATTTTGCTACATGCTAACGGTGGTACGTCAGAGACAATCAAGATACATGCAGATCAGGGTACAAGTGTAACTGAGGGTGCTGAGTCCATAAATATCCTTTCCGATGTAGGTGGTGTAGGAATCAGGAGTACCGCTAATTTAGCCAAGGCTATTAATATAACAAGTGATGGAGGGACTACTGGTTCGATATCTATTTTCAACGACCAGGGAACTTCTGTAACAGAAGGAGCAGAGTCCATATCACTCCTGTCTGATGCTGGAGGTGTGGGGATTCGCTCTACTGCCAACCTCGCTAACGCCGTTAACCTGACGGTAGACGGCGGCACTAGTTCTACCATGACACTGTTCAATGATCAGGGTACGGCGGCTACGGAAGGCTCTGCATCCATACAGTTACTGTCAGATGTAGGTGGTATCAACGTCAAGTCTGGGCTGAACGGTGCTAATGCCATCTTGCTCACGGCTGATGGAGGAACATCCGAGACTATCGTACTCCACGCAGATCAAGGAACTGGTACTGGCTCTATCGAGCTTCTATCTGATGATGGAGGCATAGAGTTAGATGCAGGAACGGATATTATTCTAGATGCTGGCGGGGCCGATATATTCCTAAAGGATGATGGAACTCTCTTTGGAACTCTAAACAATAACAGCGGGGAACTTCTTATCAAATCCGGTTCCTCTGGTACTACAGCAGCTACATTCGCTGGAGCCAACGTCACATTTGCGGGAACCATAGCAGCAGCTACGGGTTCTACCATCGGTAACCTTACGTTAGCCAATGGCAGCATCACGGACAGCGGTGGCGCACTGGACTTCGGTAACGAAACTCTCACAACCACAGGTGTTATTACTGGCGGCGGATTCACTATTGGTAGCGCAGCAATTTTAGAGGCAGAGTTAGAAATACTGGACGGGGCCACGGTCACTACTGCTGAACTAAACCTAATTGACGGTAATACAACCAGGGGGACTACTGCTGTGGCTAGTGGCGACGGTATCCTCATCAATGATAGCGGTCAGATGCGGATGACTAACGTAGACACAGTATCTACTTATTTCGCTTCTCATAGTGTCGGTGGCGGTAATATCGTTACGACAGGGGCATTAGATTCTGGGTCTATTACGAGCAACTTCGGTACTATAGATACAGGATCTTCAACTATAACTACCACGGGATTGATATCTGGCGGATCACTGGACATTGATAATGTACTTATCAATGGGACCACTATAGGACACACAGATGATACGGACCTGATAACAGTTGCTAACGGGGTATTATCTTTAGCAGGCCAGGTTGGTATTAACAACACAGATCCCAATGCCTCATCTGGTGGGGCTGACGATTTAGTGATAGGGAATACCTCCGCCGGAAATTCAGGAATGACGATACTAACCTCTGAGTCTAATATAGGTTCTATCTATTTTGCAGACCAGACTTCTGGAGAAGGTGAATACGCAGGATCTGTAGAATATAACCATGTAAGCGCAGATCATACAGACGGCGGAATAGAAGAAATGGCATTCCGTGTCTCGTATCATGCTGTGGCAGGAGACCCCGAAGGATCGGGTTCGTCTGACAAGGTTTTGCGAATCAGAGGAACCTTTGCTGGTTACGGTTCGGTCCTGATTAATGAAAGTGCTAACGCTACTAACGACGCAGGGCTAACGATTAATCAGCACACCTCTGACGACGCGATACTCACGCTCAAATCTTCGAGTGACGTTAACCACAACCTTACGAGTGCCCATGTAATTAGTGGTATCACTACGGAAACTGACGACTACGCCGTATTTGGTAAGGCCAGTGCCACCGGAGGCTTGGCTATACTGGCTATAAGAGAGGACGAAGGTTCTACCGCTAATGTTCTCACGATAGCGGCGATAGGCGGCAAGGCAGGCACTGGTAAGGGGAATACCACAGGGGCTTTAGCTGAAATTGACTGTTACGAACATGCCGATAATAACAGCCTTGCCGATGTTACGGGTAACGGCAATTGTTTTGCGGTACGAGCCAGGGTAGGCGGTTCTTCGTTAATAAGATTCCTCGTCGATGAGGACGGAGAATTATACGCAGAATCCGCTACTGTCGGAACATTTGATGAGTACGATGATGCCCAGTTGATCAGAGCATTAGATCATACGAAAGAAACTTCAGGGCTCAAGGGAATAATCAAGGATAAATGGGATGACTACGTCAAATATAATGAGCAGGACTTGGTAGATGCTGGTGTTCTAGGGGACACAATAGAAAAAGGTGGACTACTTAATGTAACTGGACTCCAGAGGCTTCACAACGGTGCTATCTGGCAGGGATATAAAAGGCAGATGGAATTACAGGAACGTGTAAATACACTTGAGACTAAATTGCTGGCCTTGGAAGGAGCGAGATAATGGCAACAGGAGACGTAACCCTTTCTATTGCGGTAGAAGGAGGGGTGACCAAGACGGTCACTCTAGCCTCCGCGATCAGGGTAAAAAGCAAACTGGGCGTGAACATCAGCAGTGATGCTGACTGGCAGGTACGCACGATAAACAGGATGGGAGGCATTGTGCTTCACCAGGCCAACAAGCGTTTAGAAGCAGAGGCATCATGGACACCATCCACATTTACCGCAGCTACCTAACCAAGGTCTTAATTCAGAAGCCGTTAGCAGCACTGGCATTTATCTTTATAAGATTGCCAGTACTGATCTCATGGCACTGGCCCCGTAGAGGCACTCTGGCAGCCCTTAGAGGCATAGCGTGGTCCTTCCGCATGTTGTGGACAGGCATATGCGCTCAGGGCCGTCTAATAAAGGCTTCCCCGCTTGGCTTCTATAGGTTGATGGGACGACGCAGGGACTGGATTGTGGCAAAGATAGAGTACGTCCATACTGAGTCCGCCAAATGGAGGGCAATGTGGACTGCTGTAAAGCTTCCTTATTCGACTCTCCGGGCTATGGGGTTGAACCCACAGATGGCTATCGGTCTACTGGCAGTGGGTTCCACAACGGCTACTGGGGTTGTGGTCAACGAAACAATTCTAGCGGACAGGTCGTTTAAGAATGGAGATGCCGGGGTGTACGCAGCACCTGTGGATACTCCGTCTGCTGCCCTTGAAGAGATGTTGGCGTTCAGAAAAGAAAACAAAAACGATAACACACTCCGAATTGTACTGGGAGCTGTGCCAGTCCGAGAGATTAAAATTGAGAACGTGAGCGTGGGCACGGTGTATACGGGAGGTTCCATACCGTCATCTGCCCATACCTCTGTTGGCGGCACGGGTGCTACCTCCACGGCTATATTGATTGGTGGTACTGTGATAGGTGGGGGCACTAGTACATACCTGGAAATCGGGGAAATGCTCCTTGAGAAATCCAGGTGTTCATATTTATATTTCGACAACACAACCGCACACACGATAAATGTCATTGGTAATGCCTCAGACGGCCAGTCGATAAATCAAACTCCCGGTACTTCTCGGATGAGAGCCATAGGTGGCGGTCATCATCAAGCCGACGCAATGGTGACGTCGGGAGGATCATATGACCGCATACATATAGATGCCCCGACCACTGCGGTTAACGGGAAAATCGGCAAACTTACCCTATCGAATTTGTACACAGAAGGGGGAGCCTGTATATTTGACAGGCTGAAAATTGGAACGCTAACGATTTCCCTGAATGAGGTAGGCATAGCGGATGGATTCTCGACTAAGGAGTTCAAAATCCATCAGAGCGTGACGGCAGCCAATTGGAATGTGACTGATAACGTCGAGGTTTCAATTGGAGTACCAAGTGAAACACTAACCAATGATTAGGAAGATGATCTAACCACCGTAGTATTAAACAAGGAATTAATTATGGGTCAATGGCGCAGAGACAACAGACCTTATATGGGAGAGACCGTAGCTAAGATCGAGGTAGAGATTGCACGGTTAATGAGCAACGATATCCCACACATCCAGGCTCGACTGTCGAGTCTCGAAACACAGGGTAAGATAACCCTGATGCTGGTTATTGGATTGGTGTTGTCGGTTATAGGTGGAGGGATCAGCGTAATTATAGGAGGTTAGTAAGATGATAGGGAAATTAAGGCCGCAGATATTTTTATCTATTATCTGTGCGACACTGTTTAGTTGTATTGCTATGTATGTCGGAATGAAGATGGAAGCAGTAGAGATTGTGACGGCTATAGTCGGTGGGCTATTCGGGTTCTTGGGAGGAGTCTCGCTCAAGGTTTTAGAAAGCGAATAGAATGCTATGAGTTTTTGGTCAAGAATTAAATCAGTTCTCAGGGGTACCCACGAGGCATGGTGCATGTCGTGTAGAGACCACAGGAAAGCGATGACTCTGAAAACCGTTACGGTCCAGACCACAAAGAGAACAGCACATAGGGTCATCGGGCAGTGTACAACCTGTCAGTCTCAGACAAGTTCCATAGTGGGTTGAGGGAATAAGTATAGAGTACCTGCTGTAACATCACCTGGCAAAGTTCACAGGATTACCGGGGCATGGAGTGTGATGCAAAAACAGTAGGAACACTTGACCTACAGTTGCATCTTATCGCACGGGAAATGTAACGTGCGTGCCAGTTAAACCCTGACTCTATACTTAGGGAATTATTTTATCACTTCTAGGATCTGATCGATATCGTCTGGGTATCTCCAGAGGTATACCTCGATATTGGGAACCTCTCTTAAAACGTCAAGCCATCTCTGTTGGGGCTGGGTTACTTTTCCCTTTCGCATCTTGAGTTCTGCGAAAACGAGTCTAGGTGGTCTGACTAAAACCAGGTCTGGAAATCCAGGCTCAGAGTGGCGGGAGTCATGTGTATGATAGACCAACTCCCACCCAGCCAAATCAGCTTCATACCGTATCTGATTAGTAAATTCTTTTTCGTTCTTAGGTTCGTTCACTATTTCCTCCGGGGAGTTGTCACAGGCGTAAAGACAACTCCCTTACCCGAAAAGTTTGAATCTATTTCAGTGATAGCTGGGGCTTATCCCCCGGCTTGTTCACTATTCCATACTTATGTGCCATTTCGATGGACTTTAACTGTTGTCTGGCTGCGTTACACGCAGCGTTTGCCTTTGCCGGATGTGTAACATCATCAAGTACATCCAACATTATCGCAGTCATAAGCCTGGAAAAGTCATTCACGTTATTGATGCCGTTCTTGGCTACAGCTATATGCCTGGGCAACTTAGTCTCTATTACCTCTGATTCGATTGAGTTTTTCATTTCACTTTCTCCCTCTTAGTATTTACTGCTTGTAGTTGCCGCCTGTATTTGGGTGTTCGGATAAGTTTTGTAACTTCCTTGATTGCTTGTTTTATTCTGTGTATGTCACGATTCTCTAATGCTTGTATCACTCCGAGTTTTCTTGTGTGTCTAATTAAGGATTTTTGTAGGGTTTGTTCACATTCTTCACATAGCCAGTACTTACCAATGATTACATTGAAGTCAGAGACTTTGGTGTAATACTCCCCGTAGGATTGTGGATAAGCACTGAGAAAATAATCGTGCGTATCATACTTAATACGTGCCTCATAATTATTCACTATAAGAAATTGCTTGGTCCGTATGTGAATATCGGGAAAGTACTTTCCCTGAAGCCATCTACCCCAGTTGAAACGCCCCCGCAAAATCCCTCTAACAGTAGATCTTATAGATCTACTCAGAACATGGTAGTGGAACGCACTACCATCTGGTGACCAGCATATATCACATGGGATGTGATGCTCGTGCTGACCACAGATGTACCTATTCTTATAAGCCTGTCCAGATACTTCACCTGGGCATCTTCTATAGCCTAGTTTGTGTCTATGGTCTTCTATTATTACATTACAATGGTCATCATCGGGTGGGTTTATTAGGGGTACTTGAAATCTTCTACTTAGTACAGGTTCCTCAACAAGACGGTCAGTTCCGAAGTCTCTTTTTATTTTGTCCCAACGCCTGTCTTGCGATTCGATCAGTACATCCTGGTAGGTTCGCAAAGATTCTCTGTGCTTACTAAAGTATTTTTTTTGTACTCCTTTCCAAGCATTTGATGCTTCTTCGGTCAGCATGAAGTCCTCATCCCACGGATTCTCAATACCTCCGATCTCGTTTGGGTACGCAAATCTTAACCTTTCCCAGGCATTAACAAGTTCTTGCTCTTTTTTCGCCGTCCCATTCATATTATTTTTCAATTTCTTCCCAATCTACAAGTTCACCCCAGCTTTGTGCAGTAGAATCCCACGGACGGATAGCCCGTTCATCGCCTTTGCTAACGCATAAAAACATCTTGTCTTCCTTTATGTAACCTTCCCTTACATGAATTATTTGTACATTACACCTGCGACATCCTAATCCCGCCTTCTCACGGTCGAACTTTCGATGAACAAACAGGTATAAACAATTCGGACATTGATGTAAGTGTGACATTAGCCCTCTGCCTCTTCGTTCTTAGGTTCGTTCAACACGATTTCCTTCTGATAACGCTCTCCGTACCAAACTCCCTATGTAGGATAGTAATAGCTCTCTGGAACACGGCTTCTTTGGTAGAGTCTGGCAGGATTTTTCGGAGTCGTTTAATCTCTATCCCGGCGGGCGATTTTAAAATCAATTCCAGCAAGGGCTGGACAAAATAATCCTCTGGCTTGCTGCCTAATCCCTTATCCCAGCAGAATTCACAGTAGAGATTTCCAAGCTCAGACTTGGACTCACCCAAGTTCGCATGGGTATGGTTTCTCCTATTCCGGCAAAGCCCTCGTGCCGAAGTAGGAGCGTGTTCGTCCTTAATCTCCTTAAAACTCTTATTGTCCTTGATTCGATTGTTGTAGTCATGTTGCTTCTTGCTGATATCAACCTCCTATTTCGTTACAACCTTGGCAGGACACAGGATCCTTACATCCGTTAACCGGGCAGTCTTGATAATCAGGGAATAGTATCCGCAGTTCCTGTTCTAAATCATGCCACCCGTGCCAGTTACGGTAGAATGCCTTGTTTAGATTGGGAGTCCACTTCTTTTTATCC